GTAACTAGGATTATATCCATGTTTCACAAGTAAGTCATCACGTATGTTTTGACTCTTTTTCTCTAGGTTTAATATACGTGTAAAAGAGTTAGTTATAGCGGCTGTATAATATGCAAAAGGATTTGCTGATTTACTTTCATCAAACTGTAAACCTATTTGACTAAGTTGTAATAATGCTTGTGATCGCATTTCATCAACATATGTATAACCACGCCAGTTAGATCGCATACTGTAACGATCACATAATAGCATAAAACCTTTTGCTAATTCATCAGTAATATATCCGTGTACTGACGAAAAATGTCCATCTCTTAAATTGCCTTTCCAATGACTTCGTCCAACTTCAGTAAGTTTATCGTTGATTAATGTCCAATGTTTAAATGCTGGAAAGTTAACTTTAACATGGTAATCTGCTTCTGTCTTTGGATTCTTTTTTAGTTTTTCTTTTGGAGGGATGTGATCGTAACATGTAACTCTATAAATTACATGATTTTTAAGTTCTTTATCGGGGACCTTTATTGGTGGTTCTTGTGCCTCTAGTTTAGCCCTACGTATGTCCTTTGCGGCCTTAGTTGTTCTTATATTAATCTTGTCTAACGATGGTAAAATTATATCATAGTCAGAAAACTTTTCATCCTTAAACCAACAATAGGTTTTTTTAGATAAGTGTATCTGAGCTAGAAGATTTTTATTCGTTAGGTACTTTTTCGCGGCTTTTTTGCCGGGTGCTACTATTTTTTGCATATCAATCTACCTAATTTTGTGTTATATATATTATACACTAAGATGTGGTGAAAATCAACGGATAAATATCTAAAAGAAGAGATTACTCTATGCGTATTTTTGAAGTTATAAAATCGAATATTGATGTTGCCGTTTTTTACGGCGGAAGATTTCAGCCAATGCATAAAGGTCACTATGGGCTATATCAATCATTAGTTGAGAAGTTCGGCCCTAATAACGTATTTATCGCAACCACTTTTGGCAAAAAACAACAACAAGCACATGCCGTAATGGACTTCGATGCAGATCCTTTTACGTTTGAAGAAAAGCAATTTATAATTAATACAATGTATAACATACCAAACGAACGCATTGTTAATACACAACCATATAGACCTGATATGAGTCTAGTAGGGTTAAACAAAGAAAAAAATGCATTAATGCTTGCTTTTAGTGATAAAGATGCAGGTCGTCTTAAACCCGGTAATGTATTACGTAATTACGAACCTGGTATAAAATTAGAACCAAACTTCATTGACGGGAAAGAACATAGAGCATACATTTATACATCAGCATTATTTCATGGCGGAGCAAATGCATCAGACTTTAGAAGCGGTATGCGAAAATTAGAATCTGATGATGCTAAGAAACAATTATTTGCACATTATTTTGGTAAGATGAATGATGCAGTATATAACTTAATTAATGAGAGATTAAATGGCAGGTGACACAGACCAACGGGCGTATCTATTACCACCGGAACACATAGTATCGATAATGAAAGAAAGTCCTATTTTTGAACCTATTGTAAAATCAGGGTTTAAAGTAATATTTCCTTTTACGCCAACTATACAAGGAATACATGCCGCAGATTGGGGACCTATGGGAGTGACCCATACAAATTATCAATACTATTCCTATCAAGGATCACAATCACCGCAACTTAATTTAAGTGGTCCATTCTTTAACCAATCACAAGAGGAAGCAAAATATTATTTGGCGTGTGTACATTTTTTTAGAATGGTAACCAAAATGAGATTTGGAAGATCAGATCCATATAGAGGAGCACCTCCGCCTATATTAAAGTTTAACGCTTTTGGAGACTTAATGTTTAAAAACATACCTGTTATTATTCGAAGTTTTAACTTTGAAATGCCTCCAGCAGTTGACTTTATAGATATTGGTATTGGTAAGACTACCGGAGGATCAACATATTTTAAACAACGTGTACCAACACAATCTAATTTATTTGTAGATATGCAAACACAATACTTGCCAGGGGCTACACTTGATTGGAACTTAGAAAAATTCGCTAACGGAGATTTAGTTAGGAAAGGGTTTATTTAATGACAAAACCAACAAGCCACTATTCAACTACAACTTCTAATAACAAATACCTCGATATCTGGAACCCCCCTTCGCTACTAACAAAAACAGGTAAAGAGCAAACAGTAACAATCGAATCAAAATATGCAAATCGTCCTGATTTGCTTGCTTCAGATTTATATGGTTCTCCTAGATTATGGTGGACTTTTGCATACTTAAATGCAGATAAACTTGAAGATCCTATATGGGATTTTAAGGCGGGTCTGGACATTCTTATATTCGATCCAACTGATATAAGAAGGGTATAACATGGCCACCACACATGATGATGATGCACGTTATAATAAGGCTATAGGCGTACAAGCCAGAGGATTATCTGGCAAAGGCAAAGGAAAGTTTCTCCTCGGTAGTATGCTTGATCGCTTTAATTATACATATCATCTTAGATTTACAATGTTAAATCCAATAGAATCAATAGATATGGATCCTTCTTTAGGAGTTGTAATGGTTGAATCTGCAACAACTTCTAGGTACATTATTGATAGTTTTGAACTTACACAAACTGTTGGATGGGACAAAGTAACCCGAAGTGCTTTTGGCGGACGAGGTACTTTAGTAATTACTGAATCTGGTGGAGCATCATATTTAGATAGTATGTTACGTGCCGCAACTCTACTTAAAATACCTGATTATAAAGAAGCAACATATTTAATGGAAGTATCTTTTCCGACCGAAAGTCCATCTGATCCTATGCTACCAACATATAAGTGGTTATTTAAAATTACAGGAATGGCAGTAAATGTTTCCACCGCAGGAGCCCAATATTCTATACAAATAATAGATGTATCGCAACATGCTATTAGTAGTACAGTCGCAATAATTAACGATGTTTTAGTTTTAGATAAACTAGAAACATTTGGAGATTTTGTTGACACTTTAGAAAAAGAATTAAATGATGCCCAACAAAAGAAAGTTAAAGTAACACAAATGGTTGCCAATGAATACGAATTTATATATCCTAAAAGTTGGAAATCGTGGAAATTAGAAAACTTAGATGCACCAGATGAAAATGATCCGTTTATGCGATCAACAAACGATAATACTAAAATACAATGTAAAGTAACAAAAGGAACTAACATACTTGATTTAACGGGTTTTGCAGTAGGTAATACAGCGGAGTTTCAAGGTTGGGTTAGTGATAAAAGTTCTTCTGGTGAAGCAACAGATAGAGATAAAACGGACGAAACAAAGTTAGATACAATTAAAAAGTTTTATAGAATACAAACAGATGTAGAATATTTAAAGTATGATGTTTTAAGAGGCGAATATGCCCAGAAACTTACATATAAAATAATGAGCTACTTGGAACCTAGACTAGATGCAGGAATGGCAAAAACATATGTTCCAAATATTGGTAATGCTCAACAAGCAAAAACCCGAGTAGACAAAATGCGTAAAGCAGGATTGCTTAAAAAAGTTTATGCACACTCAGGAACAGGTATAAACACAAATGTTTTAAACTTTGATTGTACAATGAATCATTCTTACTATTCATTACAACCTGTTTTTAATTCTGCTAGTATAGCACAAATACCTGGATATAAATTTGAACAAGGCGGAAAACACAAACAAAACAAATTATTAGATGACATTAAAAAAATAGATTCAAAAATAGAAAAATTACAATCAGCGGCAAATGCAGAAAGTTCGCCAGGCGTAATAGGTAGTAGTATAGCAAAAAGCCAAGAAGACTCAGTTAAACAACGAAATCAAAAAATGGACGAATTAGTATCAACCCCTTCAGTAAATGATGAGCCCTCAGTTCCTGCACCAACAAGTAATAAAGGACGAATGACAGGATTAACGTATGCAGAATCATTTCAGGATGAAGAAGAATACTTAAATCCAAATAGTTTTCCTATAAAATTTATAGAAGATGCAAATATGGCAACTAATATGGAAGCATTTCCGGGCGGATCACATCGCGGTAGGGCATTTTTTAACACAACATATTTAAATTTAAGTAACAATGCAGATTTTGCAAAAATAGATTTACATATTAAAGGTGATCCGTATTGGTTTGGAAGTCCTAATAGTATACGAGATAATGATTGGCATGATGATGAAACCGGTTTATATGCTAACTATGAATTAGGAAGTTGTGCTTTCTTTTTTACAATGAATTTTCCGTCAACATCATTAGCATCAAGAGATTCAAATTCTCAATACGGTAGTCCTTCAGAAACAAATATGGAAAGCCAAGGAGTTAGCAATCCAACTCATCAAGGAACGGCTTCTTCTATGCTAACTGGAAAGGCTATGGCAAATAACGATACTTCAAGTAAAGGATTAACAAGTCCAGAACCATGGGTACAAGAAGCAAACGGATTAGAGGCTGTTTATCTAGTTACAAATATTATAAGTAATTTTTCTAATGGACAATTTACACAACATTTATATGGATTGCGTGATTGCACAATTAATATATCTTTAGTTTATGACGAGTTAAAAGGCGACATAGACTTAGTAAAACAACATCAAGATTTTTGAAATGGATAAGGAATAATGTCAGGATCAATAGAAAGTGGTATACCTAATCGCTATAAGACAGGTGCAGGATTATATAATAAAATGTCCGGCATCTATATTGGCAAAGTAAAAAAGAATGAAGATAAAGAAAACCACGGCAGAGTCTGGGTATGGATTGGCTCAACTGGATCTTCTGAAGATGATGAACGCTATTGGCTTCCTGTTGTTTATACTAGTCCATTTGCAGGAGCAACAGATCAATTAAAAGTATCACCAGGTAAAACTTATAAAGCCACACAAAAAAGTTACGGCTGGTGGGCAACGCCTCCAGATATTAATAACTATGTAATTTGTGCATTTCCTGAAGGTGTGCCGTGGGGTATATGGTTTTCTTGTTTATATCAAACCAGTACAAATCAAACAGTACCGGGTATTCCTTATGATACTACTACTGCTGGAGAGTTTCCGGCGGCTAACAAAAATAGATTATCGCAAGGTAAAAAAGATACAACATTCCCGCCACATGATATAATAAAAGCCGGACTTACTACCCAAGGACTAGAAAAAGATAAAGTACGTGGACTAACAACTAGTGGAGCAAGACGAGAAAGTCCGAGTAAAGTATTAGGCATACTAAGTCCAGGACAACATCAGTTTGTTATAGACGACGAGGATCCTGATAGTGGTATACGATTGCGTACTGCTAATGGTGCCCAAATTTATATAAATGATACCAATAATTTTATCTACATTATTAATAAAGATGGTAGCAGTTGGGTTGAAATGGACGGTGACGGCCAAATCAATATGTATGCAAAGAATAATATTAACATACATAGTGAAGCCAATGTTAACATACATGCTAATCAAGATATACGTATGCAAGCAGATAATATTGTAGGTATAAAAGCACTTGCCGATGTACATTTAGAAAGTGTTGGCAAAATGAATATCCAATCAGGTGATAATTTAATGATAACAACGGATGCAGATGGCAATATAAAATGTGCAGGCGGATATAAAGAAACTGCAAGTAGAATTGACATGAACGGGCCACCAGCGACTGCCGCAACTAAATTAACACCTAATTCGTTAGGCGAAAATAAAAATGTAACGTCTAGCATAGCAGTAAAAGTTCCAGAACATGAGCCTTGGAAAGGACATATAAATCAATAATGTGGATAGGCACAGACTGTCAACAAGACGAAGTGTTTGATAAAGACACTTACACGTGGCCAACAGGACAAAAATATACTGGCGAATTTACAAAAAATCCAAATACAAATAAAAATAATCCACCAATGATTCCGCACGGCAATGGTACATGTGAATATCCGGACGGAAGAAAATTTGTTGGTACATTTAATTTAGGACAACCTGTAAAAGGAGAATGGAATGTAGCAACAGATATAGTACAGGATAACAAAATGTATACTTCTGATGGCAGAGTATACGAAGGAAATTGGAAAGACGGTAATGCTAAGTTAACATTGCATACGGGTACAATATATGAAGGTGTCTTTAAAAACGGAAAAATAATTAAAGGAACAATGACATATCCTTCTGGAAGGAAATGGAATGGTAAATTTGATGAAGATATGCAACGATATATTCATGATCCAGTAAAAGAAACAATAGTACCTAGAGGTAAAAGAACATACTATGGAGAAGTTAATAAATTTGGCGAAGAAGATGGCATAGGATATTTTACTATCGAAGATGGTACACAAGGAGCAGGCGAATTTACTAACGGATGGTTATCGGGCATTTCAGTTTTACAAAGAGCTTCAGGAGAAACATATGCTATTGATAGAAAAGGCAACAGTAAAGAAGGACACGGCATTTATGTTTGGCCAGCAAAGAATGCATACGAAGAAGATACATGGTATATCGGAGAATTTAAAAACGCAAAACCAGAAGGGTTTGCAATATTCAAAACAAGTTATGGATATACATGGATTGGCGAAGTTAATAGATCGTGGATGCCAGTAGAAGGCCGCGGAAATTGGTTTAATAGATATAATCAGCCTGTAAAATTGCCTATATGGATTGGTGGTGAAAAAAAGTTTGAAGGCTTTGGTACAAATATTGCTTCAAACGGAGTATACTATCAAGGAGATTGGGTTAATGGACAACGACATGGCTGGGGTATTCATACTAAACCAGATGGATATAGATATGAAGGCGAATTTAAACACGATAAAAAACACGGCAAAGGAATATTTTTTAAGGCAAAACATAATAGTGTCTACGAAGGCGAGTTTGCTTATAACCTACCTAATGGTTACGGAATACGTTATAACCCAGAAGGCCCAGGCGGCCCAGTTATACATAGGGGAACATTTAAAAACGGGTTGTACTACGGAAAAGGAGAAATGCGATTTAGTGATTGCACATCCTTTTTTGGCACGTGGAACAACGGTAAATTAATTAAGGAGGATGTAAAACGATATGAAGAACACACAGGAACACAATACCCAACTTGAAGCAGGTAATCTTAATAACGGTATTGGCATCAAAAAGTATAAACTTAAAAAACATGCCGGAGTTTTTAAGCATAATATAGAAAACGGCGTAGGCATTACAGAATGGCCATCGGGTGCTAAACTATATGGTTATTTTAAAGATGGCACAATAAACAGTTTAGGACTTTTTATAACAAGTAATAAATTAAGATACTATGGTAAAATAAAAGATTTCAAGCCTGTTAATAATAAACATTGGTTTGATGATAACAACAATGCAGTTAATTTTACCTTGGAAGAGTCAGTCAATATATTTGCAAAAGAAATAAGTTAAATATATGTAAGGAATATTTTAATGATAACAGTAGCACCAACAGTTGATTTTAGTATTTTTACAGCCTCAACGACTGTCGACACAACAACAAAGGCATTAATAACCAGTTTTTCATTAAGTACGGCCGGTAAATCGTTTATTTTATCGCAAACACGTTATCGCCCTGTAAGAATATATCAAAACGGATCATATCAACAAGGTTATTATAATACTACTCTTGATTTTGAATATGGGCTAACCTCAACAGAAGCATACAGAGTATACGAACAAGATGTTGCAGATGCCGCAATATTTGTTAAAAACTTTTATCCCGACACTACAACATGCACCCAAAATCAATTTGATGTGTTAGTTAGTTTATATTTCTTTGAAAGAAATTTACGAACATTTATAGGTAATTCAGGTACATACGATATACAAACTGCATTCTTATCTGGTACTGCTGAAAATTTTGCAAATATATTAATGGATACATCTGCTAACAGACAACGACATTTTAAGGAAGCAAAAATATATGCCTTAGGAGAGTATGGAGATGCGTTAACTACGGCGTGGCTTCGCAATGAAGGTATACAGTATATGCGAGCTAATTATCCGGATAATTTTCCTAGTGCGGCGAGCAGTCCAACGACCGAGCAAAAAAGGCAAGCTCGGTTATCCTATTACCGTGAAGTTCAACTTTGGCTAACAGGAATGACCGAGCTTGAAAAGCAAGATACAACTAACTTATATGATCAAGTTGTTGCAGGAACAATTGATCCTTTAAAGGCATTAATTGTTAAATGAAACTATTTTATTATTATTATTATCTTCCCAATTTACCATATAATCCCATTCAAAAATAGTAACTTTACAATTACCAAATTCAGAAGTTCCAGGACCATCATTCCAAGTACCTAATTTTTTCTTTGGATTCTTATTTTTGAATATCATCTCTGCAAAATCTTCCCCAGAGCCATAATCATTTGGTCCATTTAGTGCCCAATTAGTAAAAAGCGGATTCGAATTATCAAACCATCTCCAATCACCTTCACTACTCAAATCAGTTAATCCTATTCTTAATGTATACCCTGATACTTTATTGATTTTATCATTCAATTGGTTATAAAAATAATTTGCAATAAATTCATTTTCTTCATTTCCTTCAATTTTCACAGGATACGAATTGAATTCTTTTGATAGATTTTTAGCTATTGACCAAGTAACACACTTATTGGTTAATGCGTATGTATGGTTTTGATAAACCGTAAAATGTGAAAAGTGTTCATCAATATGTGGACGAGCCATCTCTAAGGATTCAGGCTTAGAAGGAATAACGGCCAGGATTTTCTTTTCGCCCCGAACACAACGGACACTGTATTCTTTCGACTTATCCTTTGTTTCATCAGTCAAGGTCCAAAATTGTTCATAACGGCTATCATCCGGATAATCTCCTTTTTCAGGCAAAGTCCAATCATTGAATCCTTCGAGATCCAGATTTTTGCAATATTCAACAGCACCATACCAATTAAGGTGGTAATCAAATGCTTCTTTCTGCCACATCAGCCTGGTTGTTGGTTTATTAGTTGTTGGTTTATTATTAGAAACGAGTTTCTCGGGCGTTTTATTAACAACTTTTTTAGCAACAGACTTCCGTTTCTGTTTTTTATTCTTAATTTGTTCAAAGAGCTTGTTAGATTGCACAACCTGATTCATAGCAAGTGTCTGATTGTTCCTCTCAACTACTTGAATTCTATTTTCAAGAGTTTCGTTTTTCTTAGATAATTTTGCTATTGTTTCAGATTGTTCTTCAATGTAGGTATTTGCAGTTTTCCTATTTGCTCTGCAAGTTTCCATTTCATCCCGTGGAACTTTTATTAATGTCGACACTACAAAAGAATGTCCCATAAAACTTCCACCATGAAAGTTACTGTATCGTTCTAAATAGCGATCCTCGGTTGTTACATTTCCCATATATAATTCTGCTCTCATTTTAGCAAACGAATTACCTTGGGTCAATGTATCAATTACACCGCCATTACCGCCAATACTAACATCTTTATGTTCTTCAATAACAGAAACATTAAGTCCACAGTAACGAGCAAACGCAATCATGGCATCATTAAATGATTCATTTTTTGCATCTTTACGTTCTGAACGTCTTGCTGACATTCCAACAAAATAAAATGCATCACCTTCTTTTGGAGTTTTTCGCAACCAATCAGGTTCTATTGCAGGCTCAGTATGATCTAGTTGAGAATATCCTGATATTTTTACTTTGTTTATTTCTTGAGATTTTGCTTTTGGAGTAGTAGCCGTCGCAGTTGAACAACTAATTATAAACGGAAGGAGTAAGTATAAAATCTTATCCTTTATTGTTATATTTTTCATTTTGCCTTTATTTGCCTAAGTTTAAAAGAAAGGAGTGACTTAAGCCACTCCTGAGTGAGTTTATTGAGTTACAGGTGCCTCAAGTGGGCTAACTTCAGTTTGAAAAAAGTCATCATCGTTGATGCCTTCTTTTTCAACTATTTCCCAGAACTTAAGACTATTGACTGCCTGCTCTTGAGCGGCCGCCGTTACTGCATTACTTGCTTCTTGCTTTGCTTTAAAAACATTATGCTTGGCAGTATTACCAAATGCCTCAATAAAATGTTTCTTTGGCATTGACACAAGTGCAAAATACTTGTATCCTGGGCGTCCGACCATGTCGGCTTCACGCTCAAAATACCACTTAGTAGTACGAGCACCTTTAAGTACATTCATATGAACGAACTTATAATAGCCCCTTGAACCTATTGTTGGTGCAAGTGTAGCACCATCAAGACCGAAACCTAATTCGGCTTCTTCATACTTTGCTTTTGCTACGGTACTCAAATACTCCATACCGGAGAACAACGCATCACGTTTCGCGGCACGTCTTGCCGATTTTTCAGTGGCGTAAAGTGAACTTACACCAGTAAAATAAATCAGATCTCCATCAAGCAATGGTTCATTCATTACCCACTCAGGACGATCAGATTGGTCTGGATACGTGATTGGTTTTAGTTGCTGAACAGTAGTAGTAGCAATTAAACTATCACTAACTGACGAACTAATCGATGGCCTTTTGTCACTACATCCGACAGCCACCATTGCAATTACCATTGCAACGAGGATATTTTTCATAACATTCCCTTTCAATTAAGGATTAACAGTTAAATTATGTGTTTACACGATGCAAACACTTCTGACCTCATGCAATTATTATACACTATGCACACTCTAGAGTCAACCTCTTTTTTAATTTTTTTTCATAATAGAGCCATTTTTTTGCAAAATCGCACGATTTTGTTTCATTTGCCCAAGGGCCACCTAGTGTATAGTGATAAATTTTTATATTTTTGATCGGATTGTATTCGCCTACGAGGAAATTATAGTGTATAGGCATTTTACCTATAAAGGGGGTTTCGGTCCATCTAAAGTGCATTAAATCACTTGCTGGAGCATTATTAACATAAGATAATGTTAACTTTCTGCAATCAGGATGTCCGTTATTAAACAACATAAAACTTGCCCAATTCTTACGTGGAAAGGCTGAATTGTGTTCATCTTTAACGCCTGAAGCAATATATTTTGATTTAGTAGGAGTATAATTATGCTGAACTACACTAACCGCTTGCATATCATTTATATAACGAAGCGTTTCCATTAGATTACATTCAACAATAAAGTCATCATCCATGAATATACTGTAACCTTCAAATTTACAAAAAGCAGGACACATAAATCGAGCAATAGTGTGATCTGTATTTTGATCCGGTGCTCGTTTTCTAGTCCATCCTGCTAGGTGCTGAGGATGCATAGGAAAGATACGAGCCTCAGGATTATATGTTAAAACGCTTTCTTTACACACATCCGACACATGAGGGCGTTCATGTGTGAGTCCTATGAAGATGTTTAATTTAGGTAGTTTTTTCATCGATAAATATATAAAATTGAAGGTACTTCGTATGGCTAAGATTCTATTTAAAGGTTACTCAACAATCGATAAGAAGATTGGAAGTACGCAACTTTTTGATTTAAATTTAGCAAAACAAGATTTAATGAACCATTTTTACACCAGACGTGGTGAACGTGTAATGGAACCAACTTTCGGTAGTCTTATCCCTACATTGTTATTTAACCCGATTAATAACGATATGGATGATATAATTTTACAAGATGCTGAATCAATTATAGATACAGACCCACGTTTTGAATTAGTTACAGCAGATACCACAATTAATGCAGATGCTAATTCAATTACATTAAACTTATTATTAAACTATACACCAGATGATAAACAAGTAACTATGGAGTTACAATTCGACGCAAGAGCTGAAGAGGCAGTATAAATGGCAACAACATTACGACAGAAAAAACTTTTAGCCGCTGAAGATTTCACGGCTTTGTATGAATCATTTGCAAGTGCAAATTTTAAAGCATACGATTATGATAGTATCAGAGAAGCATTAATTAACTATGTACAAGACAATTATGCTGAAGATTATAACGATTGGATTGAAAGTAGTGAATTTGTTGCTCTAGTAGATTTGTTTAGTTTCATTGGACATAGTATTGCATTTAGATTAGATTTAACAACTAGAGAAAATATTCTTGATACTGCAACTAAATCTTCAAGTGTTTTAAATCTTGCAAGATTTGTTGGATATAATCCAAGCAGATGTAATCCTGCAACAGGTTTATTAAAATTAAAAGCATTACGTACAACAGAAACCATATACGATTTTAATGGGACTGATATAGGTAATACTGATATAATTTGGGGTGATGCAAGTAACACCGATTATTATGAACAATTTATTACAGTATTAAATAGGGCATTTCAAACTATTAATCAATTTGGAAATCCTTATAAAAAAGGAACAGTTGATAACATATCAACTGAAGTATATAAATTAAATTCTAATACAGAAAAAGCAGAGGTTACATATCCTTTTACTGCTATTGCTAATGGATCTTCTCATTCATTTGAAGTTGTTAATGGAACATTTAAAGATACTGAATATTTTTACGAAGACGATCCAGATCCAAGTGCCGCAATGAGTTTATATTATAGAAATGATGGAACAGGATTTTTAAGTAAGGATACTGGATTCTTTGTAATGTTTAAGCAAGGGTCATTGCAACATACAGATTATACATTAGATAAAGCAATAGAAAACAGAGTTATAGATATTGATACCGAAAATATTAATAATACTGACGTATGGGTACAAAATATTAGTGCCGATGGTACTGTAACAACCGCAAACAAATGGACTAAAGTAGATAGCACCGAAGGTAACAATGTAATATACAATTCATTAAACAAAAACATACGTAAGATTTTTTCTGTAATTTCAAGATTAAATGATACTATTAGTATTAAATTTGCTGATGGTAACTATGGTGAAATTCCACGTAACCTAATGAGAGTGTGGTATAGAACTAGCAATGGCGACACATATGTTTTACGAAGTGCTGATGTACAAGATGTATCTATAACAATTCCATATATTGGAATTGATGGATTGTCATATGATTTAACATGCACATTTGATTTAGAGTATACTGTTAGAACTGCTACCGCAACCGAAAGTGTAGATAATATTAAACAAAATGCACCATTAGTTTATGCAAGTCAAAACAGAATGGTTTCAGCACAAGACTATACAGTATTTCCATATACTCAAAGTAGTGCCGTTAAAAAAGTAAAAGCAGTTAATAGAACCAATATTGGACATAATAGATTTTTAACATTTAACGATCCAACCGGCGTATATACTAATCTTAACATTTTTGGATCAGATGGGTACATTTACAAAGATTCATTATTAAAACGAAAAATTATAACATTGCCTAGTACATATACAAATCAAGAAATAGCAGACGATTTAATGACTAACATGTTATTTGATGCTGATGTTATGAATTTTTATTACGAGAATTATCCTAAGATTACTGGAACACCTTATTTGGCATCTTCGGATTCAGCAGTAAAAATCTTTAGACAAGTGTCAAGTACGTCAACAACATCAACTGGATATTTTAAAGTTGGTGGATCATTAACAACAGCGGCGGCAGTTGGCACTAGTTACACAACAGATACAATTTTAAAAGTTATTAAAAAAGATGCATTACTGGGGTTTGTAGAACCAGCAACTGGAGATACTGAAGAGTCAACATGGGCGTCAAGTACTGCACATACAATAACATGGGCAAAAGTTTTAAGTGTAACAGGCTCGGGGTTAGGTACATTTGATACTGATGGAAACTATACTGGTAAAGATACTGCTGGTGTTGGAACAATATCACTTAGTCAACGTATACCCGATAATGCTAGAATTTTATATGCAGTACCACATTTTAGAAGGAAGTTTACATCATCTGAACGAGATTTAATTGTTGAACAATTATCTTTAAAAAATAGTTTTGGTATAGGATACGACGAAGGATTAGATTTATGGTGGATCGTAGACGAAGATAACATCAGTGAACCATCAACTACATTTGCAAGAAATGTTGCTCAAGATAATACAAATACTAATCCAAGTTGGATTATACGTGCTGAAGTTAAAAATAATAAAATAGAATTCTTAATTAGACATTCTAGGTATATTTTTAGTAGTGATAAGGAAGTACGTTTTTATAA